ATCTTTTGATAAGCAAAGATAGGAAGAAGATTCAAGTTGACACTAGTTCCATATATAAGAGGGTTCCGAGAGTCGGCCAACGAAGTCGTATCGAGACCAAGATACTGCATGGTAATCTCTTTTTTCTTAGTATTACCGGTACCAATGAATGAACCATAACCAAGCATATCCAATAGCTTGCAAGAACCGTAGGCAAAACCAAAACCGGCATCATCAACAGTATTAGCAGTTACACGAGCTTGGATCTCAGCAGATATGTTACCAACCGGAGCGTAGGGAACGCTAGATAACTGTTCCGTATTAGCAGAATTAGAAGCGGCAGAAGTCATATAGTCCGACATCTGAGTAAACGCCTGCGGGAGCGCACGAGAGATCAAACGCAACGGTACAGCATAGAAGTCGTAATACTCCTTGATACGGGTGTAAGCAGCCGTATTAACCGGAACGGTACGAGTAAACCAGTCAGATGAGATACGATACTTATTACCCGGAATAGCGATCTGCCAATAACAAGGTAAGATTTCTCCAATTTTCGCTGTAAACAATTTTTTACTAGACAAATCAAAAGAAGAGCGATGAACAGCGATCTTCGCTCTGTCTAGAGGATTAAAATCACTCATAATTAATTAACATTTAAATTAGACCATACGGTTGAATATATTATTAGCATCATTAAGCTTCTTGTGCTTAATCATATCACGACAGAATGTAGAACTACGGTACCGGAGTTGCTCAAGAAGCTGAATTGTTTCACGTGAAACATTCGACAAGACATCAATCTCTTGCCCGTTCTGAGGCAACGCAAACATACAATCTGAGATATCAGGGTATTGGGAACGGATGTTATATGCATCTCGTAGACTTTCATAATTTTTCTTCGTCTCATATTCTATACCTGTTTTAATGATAAACATAATACGACCGGAGTAAGCACTAACATCACAACCGAAGGAAGGCAGATGCCAGTTACGGAAGAACTTATAGACATATAGGAACAGCCGATATAACTTATTAATATAAGATTCAATATCGACATCACTAGAACTGTTACAGAACCTAGTAAGACACCTAGAAGCGTGTAATATAATTTTATCATCATCTGTAAGGATATTTTGAACTTTAAGATACTTGTAATAAGCATTAACAAGACTTAAGACCGAATCTTTGTAGTGAATAATTCCGAATCTTGCAATTCTTTGCGGTGTTGAGTGTACAGCGCGAAGAATTCGAGCAATCGCAGTAACATCGTTATTGCGAGCAGACGAGAATCGGGGCAATAAGGTACGGATATACGACATGGGTGGAGTTGACCGAACACTGATGCCGTTGAAGTTATAGACTCTTCCGTTAACGACAGAATCGATTTTTTGCTCAATCTGCGCATAAGGGTCTTCGTCTTCCACGAAATCACAGCCTTTCTCAAAGAATCCGACAGATGCTCGCGACTTGGGTTTAAACGCGCGGCATGAGCGATATAAGAGGGGAGCAGCACTAAGGCTGTTAACGTAACTCGCAACGTACGACGAAGCTCCACTTGCGGCACGTTGGAAATCTGAACGACCGAGTGTCCAACTCTTATCGTGACAGTATCGTAGAACCGAAGCGACTTTGTCCGAATTGGTGAATAGTAAGAGATGATAATGCGGGCGGAAATGCACGGGTCCATACTCTCCCACAGCGTAAAAGTGTAACGATTCATAATTACCTAATTTTTGAAATAAATGTTTACGAAGACGTTTTATATAATTCTGAACATCGACATAATTCAGGAAGGGTATAAGGTTACCAAGACCATATTGTTCAGCAGCGGGATATACCGTTTTATCAACGGATTGCGTTTTATAGATAAAGCTACGAATAGCATCCATACTAAGAAACCAATTGTCCTTAACAGGTACATACTCCTTAATTTCACGGTCAAACGGCACTGTGCCCTGAACCTGTTCGAAGAATATATGACGCAACATGGAGTCATCATCACATTGATACTCAGAAACAGGGATATATTGATGATGTTCATCGCCATAATGAATATCTCCTGATATGCCTACGACGTCGTCATATTCACTATGCAGAACCTTACAGGCCATAAGAGGAATATGCTCATTATCATAAGTCAGTGTAACAAAGTAAGAGTACTTGAAAGCACTTCCTGCGGTCTTCACGCGCATGGACGCCTTTTTAGCACGCTTATGAATACAATAATCGCATTGACCGCAATCCACGGCAATACGTGCACCAGTGTACTTATTTGTGATAAATGAACGATGCTGACAATGGTCAACAGCCTTAAGCAAATCAGGAGAAAATTTCATAATTATTTACGTTTATCAATCACTTGGTGACGGTTACGCTCACCAAATGAAATGTGAATAAAGTTAGGATATAATATCAATTGATCAAATACATGAACATTATCCGAATAATTATGGATATACTCAAGCAACCGACTATAAGTAGTAGAGCCATAAGGCTTCAGGTCAATAGCTTCTCCGACCAGATGCTGAGAATTAAAGACACCGCCGGCAGCCTTATTTTCACCGGGAGTACGCTTAGCGCTTGTTATTGTAAAATGAAAGTTAAAGCACAACAGACGGCAAAGAAAATCCATGAGAGTAATATTCATAATCCAATAGAATTAAGTATATAACCTAAGGCAGCAGAAACAGCGCCAATTATAATTTTCCAAATATTATTACTTTTCATTGTTTTGAGTTTTAATTTCAACAAAATTGTTTTCCTCTTTAATCGAATCCACAATAACAATAAGACCCAATGGAGAAACTCGCTCAGAATAATTTCCAAGACCATCGAGAGAATTGACAATATAAGGCGAAATAACATCACGACCGGTGGTTTTTTCTTTGACTGAAATAATAAATTTTTGCATAATTGTAAAATTTTAAAAATGTTAATAACAGTTGTAACTTCTAACGGGGGCAAATATACAAACTATTTTTATAATTCCAAAAAAAAATCTCTTTTTTTAGATTCTACCATAGAGTGTGAGTTGTGCGTTTATGGACGAGGGAAAGGAGAATTCGAGAGGATAACTCGAATTTGCTTCGCACACAACTAGGGGCTTCGCTTGAATAGCAAAGTGGATGTATACAGGGTGTATAGGCACGGCAGGTCAGATAGAACCTGCCTTTGCGCACCTACGTGCTAAAATACCGGAGCGGGGCGCTCCTATAAGGAAGTCGCTCCGCTCCATTTTTCGACCAGGCCCTACGCGGGCGGCGGGTGTATATCGCTCAAACGCCGCGATGGGCTTCTAGTCCTAAAGTATGTTATCTAAATCCTTTTACAGGTGTTGGTTTATCAGGGAATGCACGTTTCAGAGTGCCAACAGTATTACCAGTGCCAGTGAATATACGCGTACCATAATCCAGAGTATTACGCAATTCATAAGCATTAACATCTTTCTGTTTTTCCTTAGTAGACCATCTATAATAGTCACGCAAACCTTCATCTACCTGGAGCTTACCTTTCTTAATAGCATTCACATTGTTAAAATCCCAAGAAGAAGATATGCCAAGAGCACGATTAGCATGAATATTAGCATAGATAAGAGAATCAGCAGTTTCTTCAGCCACTCTGTTCTGAATCCTAAGACCATTAGTCTCAACAGATAGTTTAACAGCTTTAGCCATTTCAGATTTATACTGTGCCTCAGTAAGAGCACCTTGTGCATACAAATTAGCCAAAGTCTGACCTTTAATAAACAAGTCAGCCTGCTGTTGCTCGTCAAGATACTTATTCAATACCTGTTGAGCTTCAGAATCCAAAAGAATCTGAGCTTCTTGTGCCTTAGTAAGACGACCTGCAAACTCCATGTTTTTGAGCTCTTGATATTCCTTGGATTGATCCAATAATGCAGACTCTCGACCAGTACTTTTATTCCAATAACCGGACTCGCCAACACCAATATTACGATAATCAGTAGCACCACGAATCTGTTCAATCTTATAAGGCGTAAGAGAAGCATTCTGTTCAGCATTAATCATGGCAGCACGGGCTTGAGCCATAGAAGCCAATGCAGAGCCAACATCAGAAAAGTCAGGGCGAAAAGCCTGGAGACTAGGAGGAGGAGAAGCAGAGGCAGCAGCACCTCCAGAAGCAGGGGCTTTAGAAACACCAGCACCGACATTAGAACCAATAAACGGGTTAAGACCGCGAGATATCATCTCGTTAGGGGAGTTATAGCGATTATTACGATTCCACATATCAGTTGACCACTGGCGTTGCATAGCAGCCTGGTCAGCGTTAAACTGGTTGTTCTGACGATTGATTTCAACATTAGCATCATTAGCAGCAGACTGAGAAGACGCTCCAATAGCATTACCAGCAAGAGAAGCACCAGCGGCAATAATACCACCAAGAACAAGCGGAGCAATATGCTTTTCGGAGTGCCCCATTAAGGGGCTTTCTCCAATGTCATAGAATCTCATTGAGCAGATGCGCCAGCTGCGGACGAATCATCGGGCACTGACTTTTGCTCTGCCAATATAGCTTCAGCATACTTAGTAAGTTCAGACTTCTCACTAGCCAATTGCTGTAAAACAGCCTGTCTCTCAGACATGGTCTGACAATGACGGGAGATGACGCAATTAAACCGCTCTTCATCAGTCATACCATCCATAACAGTAGATTGAGTAGGATGCATTTGAGCAAGGATATTCTGAACATTCATATCGCCAAGCAATCGACGATACTTTTCCTGATTAAGAAGAATAGACGTCATATCCATATACTTGAATGAACCATCAGACATCTCTTCCAACATAATCGAATCATATACACTAGCCTCGTAACAGGGGTTTCCTTCAATCAATTCAGGAATAACACTATCCTGTTCAAACTCAGAATTAATATAAGCAAAATTTCTCATAACAACACACAATTAATAAGGTAAACCATTTCTGTCCAAGTTTTGCACAGCATACACTTGGAAATTAACATTACATAACAACTGGTCATAAGCCACACTATAATTACTAGTAGTAATCTGAGGCTCGAAGATAGAATTCAATTGCTGAGGACGAATCTTGAACGACTGATAACTCAATGAAGACTGACCGGAAACTTGAACCTGAGAACCTTGAAGCGGAGCAACCCAAGACTGGTAAGCAGCAGCAGGACGGAACGCGCCATGAACAGTATCAACAGCAGATTTCCATTGCCAGTAGCGCAGATTATAGCCAATATTGCCAGTAGGAGCGGACGGGCTATTATTAAGAGTCAACGCCGGAACAGGTTGCATACCTAACTGGTCAAACGCAGGTTGGGGGAAATCAGAAACAGATGTACATAACAACTGAGGATTATGGCCTTTAAGAGACCAGTCGAGCAAAGGAACGGCATGATAAACACACATAATTACCTGATGTTCAGCACCACAATCATAAGTAATAGTATGGCCAGATTGAGAGCCAACACCTTTACCAGCAATAACAGCCTGAGAGTTGTCAGCGGTCAAGTTAGTATTCAGAACCTCATTGATGTTAATTACATTAGACCAGCCTCCAATATAATGAGCATGATTGCCCATATACTCAGGAGCTTTAATACCGAATTGAGCGGCCATCTGGTCAGAGTAGTCCTTGCTACTAAACTGAACGACTTCTTTCCAGCGCTGGAGGTATTCAGTTGCGCGAATTGAGAGAGCGGAGAGGTCAGCATTAAGAGATAGTATACGATTAGAACCAGTAGTGTTAGAAGAAGAAGTCTCGACGGTAGAAGTGCTAGCCGGATTACGAACAACAGAATTAGAAGCAATAGAAGTACTAGAACGAGCCAATATGACGTTAGCAGATTCAGTGCTTACTATAGGAG